CCACCCCCACATGTTACAGATATCCCAGAATACCACCGATTGGTAATACAAAGATACCGATACAGCGAAGGATAAACTTTGCCGTGATAGGATTGTCAATGCTATGCCAGATAGCCATGACATTGAAGATCCAACCTAGTGCTAGTGCTGCACCCACGGTAAAGAATCCAGCAACAGTACCAATAGCAAGAATATCGTCTAGTTTCTGACTCACTTTCACATCCTTATATAATGGCGGTCCCGGAAGGACTCGAACCTTCAACAACCCGCTTAGAAGGCGGATGCTCTATCCAGTTGAACTACGGAACCAAATCTCTAGTGTCTGATTATTATATATGCCACAAACGGGAATGTCAAGAACTTTTTTTAGATATTTTTAGGAATTATTCCGAAAATTCCACATCGAAGGCATCATTTATATTACCAAATTGTGTCTTTTTTAAGACGAAGGAAGGGGTGAAGCCGGCGAAGGCTCCTCCCCGTTCAAAGAACTCACAAGCCGCTGATGCATCGTCCTCAAAGAAAAACTCACTGATGACCTGTGCCGTTGCTTCCTCAAACACAACCCAAAGCAATTCATCATTGTCATTGAACTCAGGATAATAAGTGTATAGCTTCTTCATACTTTCAATCCTTTGAACTTGTTCTGTTTGTCATAAGCGGGCTTCGGTGTTGGCACATATTCTTCCTGTCCAGAATCAGACAAGTCTTGTGCCGACTGTTCTACATCATACAGCTTCATCTTCGCTCTGTCAACCCCAATAACAAATCTTTTATTCATTGCAGGATCGGCATAACGGTTCTTCAACTGCTTTACCATAAGCTGGTTAAGTTGCTGCAACTGTTCTGAGGCAACAAGTGCCACGAAGAAATCTGCCGTTGCAGGCAAGCCGAAAGATTCAGAGGTATCTTCCATGCCAGGATCAGAACTGGAATATCCGCTTCTGGTTAACTGTGTGGCAGACCAGATTGGCACATTCTGTTCTACGGCGAGACCTCGTAACTCCTCGGCAATTGCTTTAACATAGGTATAAGAATTAACACCATTACCAGGCTTGATACGGGATGACGCACAAATATTGAGATAGTCGACCATGATAACATCAGGCACGAATCCTTTCTTTAGGTTAAGTTCGTTCAACAAAGACCTAAAGTGAATAGTCGATGCCGTTGCTGTGGCATACTCTTTGATAATGAGTTTGCCGTTTGTCTTCTGTTTTAGATTGTTCACTCTCTTGTCATAAAGATCCTTAGGAAGTTCCATTAGATCATCAAATGTAATATTCATAAGGTTGGCGTCGATACGCTTTGCAACTTCCTCTTCGGCAAGTTCTAGGGTAATGTATAGAACATTCTTACCCATAGCAAGATACGAGGCAGAGAAATGACAAAGGGTAAGAGACTTACCACCACCAACACCACCCATGACAACATTGAGGGTCTTTCTAGGCACACCATTCTTTGTGATCTTGTTAAAGAAATCCAAGTCAAAGCTTAGGCGTTCTTCCACTCTATGATAGTGTTCGTAACGCTCATCGGCTTGTTCTAGATAATCGTGACCAACATTCGGATCAAAAGATATACCCAAAGCATCAGACAGCAAAGAAGGTATAGCGCCCTTATCGAGTTTCCCCTTTCCATTCATAATCTCCAATGATGTTGTAATAGCATTATAGATGGCACGTTCCTGACAAAACTTTTCGGTGGAATCGGCTAGCCACTCTTGGTTTGTCTGTGTCTCATCTTCTTTTAACTCTTTCAGAGTATTCTGAATATTCTTAACCGTGTCATCAGTCGTGCCTCTGATATTGCTCACTTCGATATCGAGAGCATCAAATGTCGGCTGCTGATTATACTTCAAGATGAAGCCGGCCACTTCTTTGAAAAGTAGCCGGTCTTCTGAATTAGAAAAGTATTCTTCTTTTAGAAAGGGAAGAACTTTTCGTGTATAATCCTCATTCCTGATCAGGTTCTTTAGGATTGTCTGTTCTAGTCTCACTCGCACCTTCCACTTCTGATGCATCTAGCAATAGAGCATTTAAAATAAGACCAATAGTTGTGTTAAACTTTTGGTTCTTTCTTAGGGTCATCATAGACAAATCGTTTGTCTTGATAATCTCATAGTCAAACTGCAACTTAGGGATATCATCCTCATCCAGTTTGAATCTTACAGTAGTATAACGATACACTACTCCAGTGAAAGGGTCAACAGTTAATTCAATAGGGCATGTTGATCCGTCTTCTTTAGGATCAAACAAGTCATCCCTAAACTTATATTCATTCTCCAGTTCCATCCTCGACCTCCTCTACCTCATCGGCTTCATTATACTTACCATATAGATACTCGGCTTGTGCGCCTTCATTGATAGCATCTAGGATTTCCTTGGTAAAGAACTTCTCAGGATTCTTTTTGATTTCCTTTTCGAATGCCTTAGCACCATTAGGGAACTCAAAACGAGTTGATACTTTCTTGACAATACCGTAACGCTCGGCCATGTCAAGTAATCCATAATATCTATCTAGACCTGACTGATAGTTTAGCCAGGTTTCAACCTTCTTATCTTCTACAGTCATACGAGACTTTTTAAGGTGTGCTGTAATGACTGCACCAGTTCGACCATTATCGTCATCTAGTGTCTTGTCCTTCTTCTTAGAAAGAAAGATGATGGTTGAAGCCGCATACTCTAGACCAGAACCACCGCCCATCTTCTTAACAGGCACATATGAACCAACAACATCGTAAACATGGTTAGTTACGATTAGAGGAACCTTAGCCTTGCCAAGTTTAAGAGTAAGAACACGGAAGGCACCACGCACCAACTGGGCTCGTGTCATGTCTCGTGTATCTTTACCTTCGGCAATATCGTTCATTTCTTTATCAGTTGAAAGATTGCCGAGTGAATCGAGAACAAACACCATTGGTGGCTTGTCCTTACCCTCTAGATACTTATCGAGGATCTTTACTGCCTGTGTGCGAAACTCTTGGACAGTAGCCACAGGAACAATGCCAACACGCCGTGCGTCAATGCCACGATCAGTAATGAACTGCTTGGAGATAGCGGACTCTGACTCAAAGTAAAATACAAACCCATCAGGATGATCCTCTAGAAACTGCTTTACGATATTGAGAGCATAGAAAGTTTTACCAACAGAAGGTTCACCGGCAAATGCTGTAACTTTATTCTGTGGAAGGCCACCATAGATTGTGCCTGATAGTAGGGCATTCATAGCATAGTTACCTGTGCCAATAAAACCGGACACATCACCTGCTGCCACACCATCATCGACAATAGTAGCGTATTCGTTGTCGGTCTCAGCCAACAACTGATTGAAAATGTCTGACATAAGATTCTCCTTTTCGTCAGATGAATGATATTTCGGCTTTTCCTTGGTATTCTTTATCAAAGACAAACCAAGCGAAGGCAAGCATACCACCTTTGTGGTTGCCAAAGCCTTGCCTTTCTGAAAACACATATACATTTCTTAACATGTTAAGAGAGAACAATTTATCACGCCTCTCCTTACCTTCTAGAAAGGTTAGTTTCTGAAAGATTGCTACCTTCTTTCTTGCACAATGCAATGAATGAATGGCAAACTTAGTGCCGATGTTAAAAGGGGGATTGGTGACGATGTTATCGTGCAACTCCCAACTGTTAAGAAAGTCAAAGTGCTTGTCGCCATAACCACGATCTACAAGGTCAGTTGAGTAAACATCATAGCCTTGTAGCTTCAATAGCTTTGAGATAGCACCATCACCACATGCGGGCTCCCAGACATTACCATCAAACTTCTCTCTTTCGAGCAAAGCCATAGTAGCATCTGAGGGTGTAGGATAAAAGTCATCTTGGACACGGTTGTTGCCGTGCCCAATTAGACGATGTAAAGACTTTACACTCACGCAACTTCCTTGAAATGCTGTTGCAGTTCAGGCGATAGCTTACCATATAGGTCGCCAGGAATCCCGACTCGAATAACCTTTGCTAGTTCATTCACACTGTTTGCATCAACATGTCCTTTAGGCTCGAACTCATAGATGCGAGCGGGTGAGTGTTTAAGGTTCTTATCTGTCTTCTTACTCATGAGAAAAAGTCCTCCAGGCTTGCGCTTCGTTCTGCTTTCCATCCGATTGCTTCAAGAATGATCTTCAAGGCATCGAGGAAAGCTTTCTCGAATTGTGTATTATAGTCGATATACTTGTGTAAGTCAAGCT